TTCCCATAAAATTCAACTTTCAGAGGCCCGCCTTGATCGGACTGTATAACGCTAGTTCCGTGCTGAAGTTCCGCCGTTTGCTCTTCTTGTTCGATTAACGGTTCGTGCATAGCGTCGAGCCTATCTTTTAGCACCGTATAAGTCACGCCGTCCGAACCTAACCTTGCGTCAACTACCTCCGTATCACTTGTTCCGCTCTGTGCGATGATATTGTCGATACGTCCGTCTAAATCATCGTCTCGCTGAATGGATTCGGATTCCTTCGTATCAATCTTCGCGTCAAGTTCGTTGTCTCGGTCGATTCGGTCTTGCTCGACTTGTGTAACGCGTTCATTAACGTCGGAATTGTTCGTATCAACCTTGCCCTCGATTCGCGTTAACTCCGAGTCGGACTTCGTAAAGTTTGCGTTTAGGTCATCGCGAAACTTGTAATCGAGCTTACCGTTGTCTTTAAATAACTCCTTATAACGACTCATTCGTTCGCCTCCTTTTAAATTTGCGCAGTAAAAAGGTACCTGCGCCTTAGTACAAGTACCTATGTCGGAATATAAATTCGATTGTTAGGTCGGGTATGTCCGCCGTTACCGTAAAGCTATTCGCACCCTCGACCAATTTCGGATAGACTCCGCTGAACTTATCGAAAATATTGCCGTCGTTTGACCGAACTGTCTTCGCGTTGCAATCGATTTCGAGTACGTCCCCGTCCGCCAACGCCGCCGAAATCTGCATAGCTTCGGAAGTCGTATCGTTCGCTATCGTCAAGTCCGCCTCTGTGCCGCTCGTTCCCGTTATTCTAATCAACGGATAGACGTCCGCATTGCCGTTATGGTCGACGGAGAAGGTTTCGGTGGAGGACGTAACAGAATAACGCGTCGGTTCTTCGTTAACATCGTATCCCATTCCGAGAGTTATGCCGTCAGACAAGTCCGGATCATTCAGCGAGTCGATAACGGACTCAGGCATCGGGTCAAACGCCTTCAACGGCACGGTAAACTCTCCGATCGTAGCGAGCTTTTCAATCGGAATATTGCCGTTGAATTTAACGCTATATTGCTTGCCGGGACTTCGGTCGAGGACTAGCGTTTGCTGCCCTTTCAACGGATTAAATGCGCCCGCAACTTCGGCTAATTTCGTCTGATATTCGCCCTCTGTTGCCGCAAAAAAGTCGAAGGTTAACTCGATTTGCCTTGCGCCGAAATTCGTTTCGAGGTCGATGGTGCCGTTGTGCCCGGGAATCTGCTCCTCGACTTGTCGGACGGAAGGCAATAACGGAACGTCCGCTTTCGTAAGCAAAAGCCCGAGCGAAGCAAACGACTTGCCTCCGATATTACCTCCGCCGCTTGTGTCTATGCCGCTAGTTTCAGTCGCCATTTACCTAACCCCCTCGCTCATAAGACGTTGTGCTGCGATTTCTCGTTCGCGCCAATAGGTCGATACGTCCGCTTCGTCCTCGAGTTTGACGTCGCCGTCGTGTCCGATTAACGGTCCGTAGTAATTGTTCGTTGTGCCGCCGCCTCGACCGCCAACTAGCGATTCGATTTGTTTCGGCGTCATTACGACCTCGCCACGTTCGAGAATACTTGCGACTTCGTTCGGCATTAAACCTTCGCCACTCGCGAAATTCTGCATACCCGCGATACCGCCCGTATGATATTCGAGTCCACCGTACGTACGAGCTAACGCATACTCGCGCCAGGTGTACGTCTTGCCGTCCTTGACAAACGTTACATCGTCGGTGTCTACATCGTCCGTATATTCGAAGTCGTCTTTTTCGGAGTATTCACCGCCACTATATACGCCGTCTTGCGAACCTACCGGCGTGTCTTGCGTCTTTTTCATTCGGGATAACTCCGCGTTATAGTCGTCGACAAACGCCTTGATGTCTTCGAGGATAACTTCGTTCGTGCTCGCAAATACTGCCACTCGGTTTCCGTTGTAATTACTTACGACGTCGAGCATTTCGTCATAGTGCGACTCGATATTACGCTCCTCTTCGTCTAAGGCGTCGAGTTTATCCTCTTTCTCTTCGCGTAGTTGACGGCGTTCTTCCTCGCGGTCCATACGGCGCATTTTTTCCTTTAGCTCCGCGAGTTTCTGCTGACCGTCACGTGACGTAGAAAACTTGAATTTCTGAATTTGCTCCTCGAGTTTCTTGCGTTCCTCCGCGTATTCTTCCTCGTCAATTTCGTCCATTTGTTCGTCGTAATAGTCGTTAATCTTACGGCGTCTTTCGTCAATAGCGTCTAGTTCCGCTTGCTTTCGTTCGTTAATACTGTCGACTTCTTCGTTCTTCAAGTCCTCTAGCTTGCGCTTTTGTCCGTCGATAAAGTCCGTTCTCTGCTGCTCCGCCTCGTTAATGACTTCCTTACGCTTACGTTCCTCTTCGCGCAATAACGTCATTTTCGTTTGGTGCAGGTTCCGTTCAATTCGCTCCATATATTGCGTGTTTTCTCCGTACTTTTCGGCGAGTCGAGCGTATGCGTCTTGCTTCATTTCCGCGACTTGGACCGCTGACTTTCCGTTTTCGAGCATCGTCCGCTCTTCGTCCTCTATCGCCTTAATGGACTCTTCGTAAGACTGCGACTTCATTTCGTTTTCGACGCGATAAATCTCCTCGTCTAATTCCATGCGAATATCCGCGTACTTTCCGTAGGACTTGCGGAGTTTTTCCAACTTCGCCTTTTCTTCGTCCAACGTCAGCTTATTCATCGTACGTTTGTGACGTAGTTTGCGACGTTCGGCGCGATATTGTTCGTGTGCGATTTCTGACGGCGTTTTCTTTCGGTCTTCGTTGGAACTGCTCGAACTGCTACCGCTGTAACTTCCGCTTGTGGAACTGTCGACGTCTCCGTAATCTTTACTAGTGATAGACGTGTCCGTTTCGACGCGCTCTAACGCTTTATCTGCGGACATACGTTCGTCTGCGTACTGGTTATAAATTAGCGCGTTATAAGCTCGTTCAGCATCGCTTATCTGCTTTTGTAACTCCGAGATACGCGTCTTCTGTAATTCTGCATTCGGATTAAAAGTCGATCCCATTATCGAACGTCCGGAATCTTGTGCGGCGTCTTCTTGAATCGATTCAAGCTCGGATCGTTTCGCTGTTAGTTTCGCCTTTAGATTGCTAATTTGTTCTCGCTTATTTCGTGCTAAGGCGTTGGTTAACTTATTTACTGCTGATGTCTCGTTGTCGTACGCTTGGACCACTTCCGGAGATAGATCACGTAAGGTTTCCATAATTTGCGACATACGTTCCTTAGCGATTCTAGCTTCGTGTGTGTCCTCGCCTAACTCATCTACCTTACGTTTAAGGGCGTCGTATTCGCGAGTTAGATTCTGCGTTTTGTCGAAATTCTTATTTACGGATTCCGTGTTATCGTCGACTGAGTTGCTAAGATATACGAAGGATCCCGCTAACGCACTTACTCCCAGTGTTATGGCCGCCAGTATTGGAACGCTCATTTGCAACGCGATAGCTGCCGTTCTAACCGCATAGAATCCAGTAACGACCGAACCTAGCAACGGAACTAACGTCGTAAACGTAACAATCGCCTTTTGCGTTGCGCCATCCATGCCTTCGAAACCTAACGCCACTTTCGTTAAGGTCTCCGCTACTCCACGTACTGCCGGCGCAAATTCCTCTCCAATCGTTATGCCGACGGCTTCTAGAGCTGATCTTAGCTCCTTTATTGAACCGTTCAACGTATCCATTTGATCGCCCGCTAATTCTTCAGCTCTTCCTCCCGACTCGGATAGTTTCCGAGAGAACGTATCTAACTCGTTACCACCTTCGGAAATTAACGTTAAGAATCCGCTCGCCGCTTCAGTACCGGCGATTTGTGCCGCTGCTTGCGTACGTTGCGCTTCACTCATACCGCTAAACGCTGATTCTACGGACGAAATAATAGTCGGTAACGACTTAATTTGTCCTTCGGCATTTTGGACCGAAACGCCTAACTCGTCCAACGCTTTCTGTGCTTCTTTCGGAGGATCGATTAATCGTACTAGTATCGCCCTTAGCGCCGTACCCGCTTGCTGACCTTGAATACCGGCGTCGGATAGCTTACCGACTGCTGCCGCCGTTTCTTCCACGGACATTCCGACCTGGCTTGCGATAGGAGCGACGTATTTCATCGCAAAACCTAATTGCTCGATATTCGTATTACTGCTCGTCATTGTCGCCGCCATAGTATCGACTACTCGGTTCGTTTCGTCTGCGGAAAGCTGAAATCCGGTAAGGACGTTCGACGCTATATCTGATGTTCGTGCGAGATTCATTTGTCCGGCGGCTGCTAAGTTTAAAACACCTTCCATTGACGCTAGAATTTCGTTCGTTTCGAATCCAGCCATTGCGAGGTAATTCATTCCTTCGGAAACTTGACTAGCCGAGAATGCGGTCGTTGAGCCAAGTTCAGCCGCTTTATTCTTCAACTTATCGAACTCTTCGGATGTTGCGCCTGTAACCGACCTTACCTTCGCCATACTCTGCTCGAATTGTGCGGCTACGGCCACGGAAGAAGCGACAACGGCTCCCATTGCGACCGATAATCCCATAAATGCGTTACGTAAATCCTCGACCTCGACGTTAGCAGTTTTCGTCTGCTTCTTCACTTTCTCGATTTTGGTTGAGAAGTCTTTTGTATTTAAGGTTATCCGAGAGCGAATTTCTCCTATATCTGCCATCTATTCACCGCCTTTCTAAAATTTCGCAAAATAAAAACGCCCTTCGCATTAAAGGACGTTAAGGTAAAAACGTTATTTAGTTTAGTAAGTTATTTCTCCTTCTTTCGTTTTCGTAATCCTCGTTTTACATTTCGAACATTTGTAACTTCCGCCTACGAGTTTGAACTCTTTACCACATTTCGGACACTCTATTTTCTCAGATATCGATTGCTGGACTCCTACAGATATTAAAGCGATAACTCCTCCGACAACAAATGCAATTACCATTAACGCTAACATATTCGTCTCCTCCTCGTAATAATTTCGTATAAGTACTGTTACTACTAGTATATTACGAAAAAGGAAAATATTACACTTATTTCTTCTTAATTCTTCCGCGCAACTGCGCCAACCCGTTTCTGTCTAACGTCTCCCCGCCTTTATCCTCGCCACTATCCATCTGAGCCTGACGTTTTAATCCGTCCACAAACGTTCTAAAATCGTCCTTCTCCATATGCTCGGCGGTTTCGATGTTCAACTCGGTCAGATAACGTTCAGCGTCCGCTTTGTTGTGCGCTTCTAGTACGTCGAAAATGTCTACGATATAATAACCCGTCTCGAAATCGACCTGTGTGACGCCTAATTTCGCAGCGCAGTCGATAAAGAATCCGTTTAACGTGCGCTCTCGTCCGTTTGTTGATTCTCCGCCGCTTCCTTGCTCGGCATTCCGAGGGCGAGAACGCTTTTGACGTTTTTTATAACACCGGAGAAGTCGTTAACCTTCGCAACCTCCGTAAAGTATGCGATGAGTTGGTCGATACTGGCGTTATCCTCGATATAGTCCGAATCAATTTCGGTGAGTACGGATACAATGTCGACGATTTCGTCGAATGAACGCTCTAGGGCTACGATAAAGTACGCTGACTTTTCGTTCTCAGGTGCGGACATTACGTCGAGGATAAGTTGCGGGAGGGCTTCGATAGTTCCGAAAAGTTGCTTCCATTGTTTGATCGTTATTTTGCCGACCGATACCGGTTTGTCTCCGATATATAGCTTATTGAATTTATTTAAACGGTTTTGAAGAAAAACCATTGCTTTCGCCTCCAATCTAAATAAAAAGGCGACCCGTAAAGGCCGCCGTTAGTTGTTCCGCTTAATTATGCGGATGTAGCTTCTTGATCTCCGAATCCGATAAGGTTATTGTCTGCGTCAGGGTATCCTTTAAATGTTACGTTCGTCACTAGTTCGTTATTGTAATCGTAAGTGTACGAGATATTTGCGCGAGGTGCCGCTTTGTAAAGCGTAACCGCGTCGTCCGGCGTACCTTCTAACGGCTCGACGCTAACTTCCTTCGCAAAGTCGTAAAGGTCTACGACATCTACCGCTGATACGTCTACGCGCTTCGTGCTAGTCGTTGAGTCCTCGATTAACGTTGATCCCGGGATAATCGTCGATAGTTTCGATAGGTCGTACTCTGCGAAAGGTACCTCGATACTTGCCGCTCTGCCCGTAATGTGTTCCTTGACCGCAGTTTCTCCGTATTGGTCAACGTTCGTTTCACGCGTTGATTCCGAATAATTAAGTGTTACGCCGCCTTGTGTAGTTTCGAAAATGACTGGCTCTGTGCCGCCAACGTCGAACGTTACCTTACAAGGTCCAAGTTTTACTTTCGTTAAATCGCTCGCCATGTTTTCGTCCTCCTATAGTTTAATTTCGTTAAAGGTTCGTTTACAGCACCGTCATAGTAAAGTTAAGACTGTACAATGGACGGCTGTTTTCGTCGCGCCCTAAATACATAGGTGCCGATTGATCTGCCGCACAATGTACGATAGATTTCGGCTTCTGTTCGAGCTCTAAGCCCGTTTCGAGGTAATACGCGTCGCCTACTTCCGCAGTATCTAACGTAAAATTACGGCGATTGTGCATAAGCTCGTAAATGTTATACGCTACTTCCTCCGCTTGTGGCATGTTTCTCTCTCCGCCTCTTACGACTACCTGGAAACTAGGACGCTTCTTACTCGTCCATTCACTCGCCGGTAATCCGGGTGACATTCGTATGAACGCACCATCGTCGACTGAGGAACTCGGAAATTCGTTGACGTAGAACGTGTAGTCGATTTTTCCGTCAATATAGTCGCGTAATTCTATCGCCTTTATCGGTTCGCCGTACGTCCCAGAACTCGTCATGCCCTACGTCAACTCCTTCCGAATGGTTTGTGCGATGTGCCGTTTGTACTCGTCTGACTCGCCCTTCAACGGACGTTCGAGGTACTTACGACCGGAGTAATACGTTCGTCCGCTCATACCTCGTTCCGGCGGATTTCCCTGCGTACCTTCTCCGTGATTGTAGACTTCTTCGTGCGTCCATAAGGCGTAATTAAATCCGCCCTCTTTGACGCCAAACATAACCTCGCCGACAATTGTATTCCGGCGCCAATCTACCGCTTTATGTCCGGACTTTGCGAGCGTTCCGACCGCAAACGGGGCGATGTCGGAAGCTACCCGTAATAAGTCGTCCGTAGCGTCGTGCATTCCTTTTTCGGCGCCTTTTCGTACGTTGTCGTCCGTCATATCTAAGCTGCGGAAGAAATCATCGACATCAAATTCGATGCTCATAACGACACCACCGTAAATAAGACTTTGCCGCTGACGTCCTTTAGACGTTCGATAGCGATAGGCTTTTCGGTCTTCGACGTGCCGTCCGATAAGTTGAACGCAACTTCGTCGTCGTACGATACAGATACCGTCTTTTCTATTAGGATTTGTATGTTCGATACGACCTCAGCTCCGTTCTGATTGCGGACTAACTCCGTCTTTTCGTC